CTAAAAGTTACTAAAAAACTTCTCATTGCAAAAGGCAATGAGAATTAAAAAATTTTCACTTTAGAAGACGAAATTTTCGTCATCAAAATAGCCTTTTGCGGCATCGATTTAGCGGGAGACCCACTAAATCGGAACAGGTGCGGTATTAATCACACCATAGGTAGGGACATGTAAGAAATATAACAAATCAAAGTCTGTGCCTGCACCAGCATAATAATGAAATTTTGCTGCTTGCGGGGTACATCCATAAGTATTTGAAAATAATGCTTCTGCTGTCCAACAGTCATTTGGTTGAAATTCTGAAACAGAATTACAGAGATTCGCAATGTCATTAAAAGCGAATTTAGAGGCAGAGTAAAATGGCATTTGCCAATTTGCTGCGTTTGAGGTTTGTCCAGTTGCTATACTGGCACCAGCTCCTTGTGAGCGAGTAATCGCCCAAAAGAAGTTGGCATTGGTTGAGGTGGTTCCCTGTGTTGCAGATGCAGTAGTATAGCCTGGATGGCTAACACCCTTATCTCTAACAACAGTAAAACTCTTCATAGGACCAGTATCGGAACCACAATCAAAGAGAGTAGTCCAGTTCACGGATCCCTTGTTACCCCTAAAGGCTGGCATAATGTAACTGAGAAAGTTACCTTGTGTCCAGTTAACTTTAAGAGGTAAAGCAACGTTAAGAACACCATATGCTGTATCAAGAGCATTGGCATCAAAGCCGTAGGGCACTGGAACTCGAGGATAACTCAAAGCTTTAAACATATAATCCGCTGTAGTTGAAACAGTAGGAGCATACGTAAAAACCTTACATTGACGTCTTAACAAAACTCTAAGAGAGGCAATGCGCTCTCCCATATAAGTTAAGTAAAGATGATCGATAGGTGAAGAAATCTGACCAGATGAAATTGAAACAATTTCATTAGCATCTTGATTCTTAACACTATCATCAATTGTGTCAATAGAACCATCCTGGATAATAGCTGGTGTAAGATTGTACATACCAACAGTAGTCGGTGATGCAAAATCCATATTCTCAGCTCCTCTAACGAAAACCTGAACACTAATACTTGAACTAGCTATTGGAGCAGTAAGTACAGTTTGCACAGTGACAGCCAAACTACCATTAGTAGCTCCGCGTACATGTTTAAAACCTGAAGAACCCCACTTACGAGTAGCTTGAGTCATTGTATTGGCAGCAGTGCTTGTGCACCAAGCAACATACTGTTGATAGGGAATACGCAGTTCGACATTAGTGTCTTCCGTAATATCAATCATCTTCGTCATGATTAAATGAGAAGATTGATCAGTTGTAACATTCAAAGCACTGTATCCATCAGGATCGAAAGAAATTTTCAATCGACCCCTATGGTACTTTGAACATACAACTCTAAAACGAAAGATGACATCACCTCTCCAGTAATTAAACATGGTTGACAACCAACACATTGGTGTCATGTATAAGTACTGGTGAGTGTCATTTGTTGCATCATACAATCCAGGACTAACTGCAGAGGTGAAAAGTAGAGCGTCAGCGGCACTACTTGTTGTCCAATCGAAAGATGTCAAGTAACTTTCACGTTGGACGATAGAAGCTATCGGCAATTCATCATCTGCAGACAAACCAACTGCACGATGATCAATTGTCAACTCATTCTTAGAATCAACAGTTAATTTCTCGAAGGGATATCCAATATCAGTTGATGCGATAGGTGGCAAAGCTCGAGGCTGCACACCCTTTTGATCTTTAATAACAGGTACATTAGTAAAACCAAATAGTTTAGCTATATGACCAACTGCATTAAAACCAATTTGGGTTGCAGTAGCAAACTTTCCAATGACAGGAATGTCTCCTAATCGAGCAGCAATATTAGCAATAGCAGAAGCTGGTTTGCTAATAGGGCCGTCCATAGAATACTCATCAATAGCACCATCTTGCAAAGCCAAGCCAACAGAAGGACCACTCAATACGACATCAGTGGCCCAAGCATAGAAATTAACTGTTACTCCAGCACCAGCAACACCATTTGCACTTTGTAGCGCATTAATGATATTGAAGTACATTGTGCCAACATTTTGGAAATCGATTGCTTTTTCAGCTCGGAGAAAATTAACGGGCCAAAAGAAAGGCAAAACAACTTCAGCATCAGTCGGACACTGAGGTTCAATCATAGTTCTCAATGGCATTTGTGAGTATGGTATAAGCAGCTTAGCTGTGGTGTCATCCCTAATATAACTTTCAGATAAGTTTTGAAGGGGGCGCCAATTCAGCATAGCTGAGCCATAGTAAAATGGACTAGCATTATACACAACACGCACATGCATATTACATTTAATAAATCCCCAATTATTAAGCTTGTACTTAATAGTTGCGGTATTAAAGAAATTATACCATGGATAGAAACTTGTTTTAAGTCCAGGAGAGTCAGACTCCTGCCAGGTTGTAGAATGAATTTTAACTGGTCTACTCAAAAAATCTGCTAATGACACAGATTGCATAGCCATGCTTTCAGCAACCTCCTCATTTGAATGGGGAGCTTCTGTTAAAGTACATGGTTGAATATCCAGAAAAGAAACTGTTTCTTGATCCTGGGTCTCACCATCTTGCAGGTGAGTTGATCGGGAATTCCACCCAATTCTGGTATCGTCACTCACGACACACGAGTTTTCCTCACTCTTTTGAGGAACGTATTGTTTAGTAGGTGGTAAATAAAATATCACAATTAACCCATGCTGTGATAAGTACTTGCACTGGCAAGTTCATCCTCTTTAGACCTGATGGTCTTCTAGAGATAGCCGAGTGTACCGCGAGGCATGGCACACTGGATCACATCTATAGAAGTTATTATTTCGCTTAACAAGCACGACATAACTAAGCCGTTCATCAACATTGTTAACACATCCTCTACAATAGAAATGGGTAGTTAGTCCATCTCTCTCATACACCTGTAAGGTTATATTCATAGAGTAACATGAATCGCAATGTAAAGGGTAATAATCTTCACAATAAAGACAACCCAAAAACCATTTATCAAATCTGCAGGATATTGGAGGACGACACCTCAAACATCTCTTACAAACAATAGCCCGAATATTAGAACTCAGGCAATCGTTACACCCACATTTAGGACAAACAGGCGGAGCATCTTCCAAGTCACCATCCTGAAGTTGAGCAGTACAAAATGTACGCTCTTCTACAGGAAGTTCCTGGAATGCACTCCATTTATCCAAATACCACTGAGATAACGTATTAAAATCAGAAAAAGAAGCTTTGCCGACACATTCGTGAAGGTCATACTCTTTAACTAATCCTAAACACCAATCTCGATGGGATTCGAATTTTTCCTTTCCCCAGAAAAACATCTCACGGCAAGAAGTGTCCATGACTTCTATTGCATGATTTGATGCATCCATTGAGCCTTTCGGCAAACGATACATTAACATCTTGCGAATAGATTTTTCACTTAATCTGCCAACAATATGATTTAACTCAGGATGGAGAAAGAAATCCCTTTTCAAAAAAGTGCAGTCCTCAAAGGGGATAAACGGAACTGACTCAGCACCCTTTTCAGCCATTGTATAGACAAGTCCTTGCGAAGCAAAGAAACGTTGTAAATAACAATGGTTAAATTCGGGCAAAATGGACGCCATTAAATTGTCATCGCCATAAATAATGGCTCTCACATGTTGTGTAAACGTACCACCAACATTCAAATTGATGAACGCCATACGCAACAATAAAGAACCTACTATACTATTAACAATAACAGTTAAAGGATGTCCAGAAGGTTCAGAGCCACATGTCATAATGATGTCTCCATCAAAATTACATACTGGAAATGCTAGATCATATACTAAAGTACGAACAACACATAACTGTTTCTCATCATATCCTGCTTTAGAACAAATTCTTTCCAGAATTTTTCCTGCAGACAAAATCAGATCAGCAGTCATTGTTTTATCGTAATTAGCATAATCACCAGCAATAAAATCACTAGAAAATGATTTCAGATATTTAGAAATATCTTCCCACTCTGGACCTAAAGCGTCAACTCCAACACAACATTCGAACTGGCGCCGGTGACTTTGAATAAAAGCGTTGACAGTTAGCAAATATTTTCGCATAATAAGAGAGAAAGCTAATGGACTACCAGTAAAAACTCTAGTCTTTTTAGCGTCTGCTTTAGTTTGCGAAATCACCTCATCCTTAAGAGAAGCCATAAATATGGGCATACTCCGACAGGAATCAGATAATATTCTCTCAATGTCATAAGCATCGTCCTGAATTTCTTCAGTAAGAATAGCCTCATCACCTATAAAATCTAAGAATTTCATCTTAGAACAATTATAAGGGAAACCAGCTGAGGTTTTACGAGGTATCTTATCAACAAAATTGAGTCCAATAACTCCATTTAACGCCTCTTTATCATCTAGTACGCGAACAATGGAAAACTCTTCCACATCAATAGAATCAATTGACTCGGCAATAAACATTTTTACTGCCTCATCTAATAATTCTAAATTAATGCAAAAATCTCTTGCCACCATTGGTGTTGCTTGATTAATCCAAACATCACGATGTCTCATTACAGGCTTAGCAAACTCATCTTTAAAACCATGCTCAACACATGAATGATAAATCAGAGAACGCTCAACATGTGACTTTGACGGAAATCTACGCTGAGATGTACCAAATACATAACAATGTGCATTTTCAATTCGACGCAAATTTGAATTCATACTCCAAGGTTGTAAAGCAAAACTATACCCTTCTCGTAGCAAACTGCCTCCTTGAACTCCGTCATAAAGAGGAGCAACTAGGTCATTTACGTACTCCCTGGTAAGAGCAACTCCACTTATAAGACCGTCCTTAAAATTTTGATGGATTGCTAAAATAGCAGGACCAAACGGAGTATGAGCAACATAAGGGGAACCACAATCACCATCAATAGTAGTATTACAAACAGCACTATAATAATCATATGACATCCGACCTAAAAACTCATGTTCCACAAAATCTGTTCCAGACCAACGACACAATTTAGATCCGTGAGTCATAGTTTCATTAGTTCTGTCTATTCTTGTTACAACAGACACAGCACATTTCAAATCTAGAATATTATTCAAAGGAATTAGACCAGATAGATCTTTACACGGAGGTAAGTTTCTAAATCTAATTGCCATTAAATCTTTATCCTTATCTAAAATAATGTCGCTGTCTGGGATAGTCATCCAACCAGGCATTTCATTAACACACCTTGAATGGTAAATTCTAAAAGTATGACCGCCTGCAAACAGGTGATAGTTGGTTAATAAGACTTGACCCTTAATTAACACGCCACATCCTGTTTTTGCATAGTCTTTACAATGAACTCTAACAACATTTTGCTCTATTTTCTTTAAAGATTCACTCATACCTAAAGACTTCCACGAGGTTATCTTATCACCATAATCAAAAGCAATACTTTTCTCAACTTCAGAGTAATAAACATCAGGAATTTTGGTAGAAATAACACCACCCTGTAGGGCAGCTAACCTGCTAGCCAAACGTTCCCTTTCCTCAGCAACAGAGATCTGTTCCAAAAGATCGGCATTTACCCTCTTTTGTTTCTTCAAATCCTTTGGAGAATAATGACTAATTACATTGACATATAATTCCTCATCATTTTCCTTTTTATAGTCTCGAGCTTTAAAATACATTCCACCAGCCTTATATAACGCTAAAAGTGCTACTAAGCCTGTCGAATAACCTAAAAATTGCTTCTGAGACTTCAAAAAAGGCAAAGCCCTATGACGGGCAAACCATAAGAGAACTTGTTTTTGCACACTCTTTGGGCACCATAAATACACAGCATAGCCAATTCTTGGAAAAGAAGCAGCATATCCCATATAATTACCAAAAATGCCTAAGAAAGCAAAAATAAAACTAAAAGGAGTTCCCCATAACATAGCGTAAGCAAATACACATGCATTGAGAAATATCCGACGAATAAGAAAAGTGAATAAAAAAGTAAGTAAATATGAGACATAACTTCGATCTACATCTGGTATAATACTTAGACAATCCTTAACAGATTCAAGATAGCCATCTTGCATATGTACACAAGAACAGTTAGCTTGTTCCTCACAGCATACATTACAATAAGCTATTTTCTCTCGCTTTTCATGAAATTCTATAATTTGGTCTTGAACCATGACATGGTTTTCAATAGCTTGTTTAAGCCACTTTCTAAACTCAGTCATAGTCTCAAATTTACCAACTAACTTATAATTTGCCTGCTCCTGAATGACATCATCATGCTTCATTACAAGTACAGGCTTTTCCACCATAATATACCACCAGTCATCACCAACTGAGTCAGCAAGATTCTGCAAAGCAGGATCATCCCAATTCAACTGCAATCCCTGGTTATTATCACGCACTTGCTCTTTAACCACTAGAGTTACTACATAGGGAAATCTACGATTTACAGCATAGGGCGTTTGAAACAAATGTTGGGCATTTAAGTGTTTACAATTAGTTGTTCCAATTAACAATTCAGGCATACAAAAAACACGTCCTTTCTCCTCAAGATTTGCCATATTAGGAGCCATGACGACGTTATTTGCAACTTGAATAAAATCACCCAATGAAGACTGTTGCAAAGCAACAACCTTATTTGGGTGTTCATAAGCAATATCATCAAACAAAATGAACCAATGAGTTGACTTCAAACCAGACCAAAAAGCATCCATAAACTGACGAACATATCTACATTCATCATTCAAAGTTAATCCTCTAACACTAGCGAAAAAACTGGAACAATGGTTAACAAATGAGGTCTTCCCAACACTAGGAACACCGTTAATCAGTAAAACAAATGGAGCTCTACGAAACTTAGAAGCAGTCATAGAGTTATGAAGATCATTCGCTGTAGACATCAATTTAGTATAGTTAGTTTTCAAAACATTGGCCTGAAAGCCATCCACACAACCCTTCATATTCTTTCCTTTTTCCAAAATCTTGGTCATATCGGCCAAAATTTCAACGCGTTGACGTCTCAATAATGGATCTGGAGAGTTAATATTGATGTAATCTAAATTAATCTTATCAACAGACTCAACCCACTTTGTTAGAGATGTCTCCTCGTAAAAGAAAGACATGGGAGTTCGTAAATGAAAAGCTTGATAACCCTGACGAATCAAGAAAATCAAACTTTCAAAAAGACCCATCAATAAAGGTAAACCTAAATCAATGGGTTTAGTGACCAAATGCTTAATATTGCTCATAAATGAATTCTCATCATCACCAGCAATGCCAAGCATTAAACATAAAACGTAATTAAAAAACTCACACAACTTCTTCCAAGTATTACTCTTCAGTGCAGTTGCCTTCATTTTAAAAAGATCACTTAAATTCTCTATAGTTTCTTCACCAAATAATTTACCATCCTGTAAGGTGGTAAAAGTTGGTTCAACAAACTTAGAGAAAAAACCAAAAGCACGATCAATAAAATCTGCAGGTAAAACACTTCTAATAAAGTGAGCTACGGCAGACAAATAATGAGGCATACTTTCAGCGAAATATAAATCCAACACCAAATGCAGAATTGAAACAAAAAAATCTTGTTTACTTCTACAACCAATGTGATTTAACATATCTCGTATATCAGAAAAGAAATTAGACGATACTAAATTTCCATCCTGTAAAACCGCTCTCTTCAAGTCGCGAAGTTTTTGTTTATTCAACTTCGACTTAAAGGCTTTCGCCTTTACCTCAGCTATTTCACGCTTCTTATCACGTGAAGTGAGCTGGTCACTGTATTGATCTAAAATGATTTTAGTCACTTTAGAATCATGAATTGATTTCACCAAGTCTTTACGTCCCTGGTGTGCGGCGCTGCTCTTTACAGACGAGCTAGTCTTGGGTAACAAAAAAGATGTCCCAACCATTTTAAAGGGTTTGTGATACTCTGCCTTACGCCTAACAGAGCGCCTAATGTTTCCAAACTTCAATGCTCACTAATCAGTGAGTTAGGAAAGGTCAGCTTAAGAAGGTGTTCCTAGATGGATTGAAATATGGACCCGGTTGGGGGTCCTTAATAACAAACAAAGATATAGACACCATAACTTACGATACCAAATACACCTTACGTGTAAGTGATTGAAATTCAGTTATTGGCTCATGATCAACAAAAAGGTCTGCCGCTTCGGCGGGGGGGGGTTCGTAATTGATTTAAAGTCTAAAAGACAGACAATTACTTAAGCTAAATTTGTGACATAATGTCTCACAATTAACACAGATTAATTTAAAAGTATCTGAACTTTATAGAGTCGACCTATTTCAAAGAAATAGAACACACTATACGCTTCATTTACAAAAAATGGAAAGCGCCTATTAATACGCAAAACCATTTCAAAAGATAAGTTACAAACAATCACTTACCTATTTGATATCTTCTCATTTCATTGAAGATATAATAAAGTAAAAGAAAAATGTAATTTTGAGTTGATTAGACTCAGGTATTTACCACCATTAGAAAAAACATGCTCTTAGAGCTAGATTGGAGGTGATCCAAACTACAACAGAATACTTCTGACATGTACGAGAATTAAACACAAACGTACTATCAACAAAGCAAACTGAAATATAATTCACACATTGTGCCTCTTAGAGGAATCACAATAAAAAATGTACTGACATGTACGAAATGTAAGCCACAACGCACTATCAACATACATTGTAACAAACCGGCTGGGGTTACCAGCGGCTACCAAAACTACGAATATAATCAATATCCG